GCCAAAGACTATATGCTTAAAAAGGTAACATTGGGCGAATGGAATAGCGAACACAACGAAAACCAAAAGTTGGAAGGTGTTGATGTTGTAGAAAATTGGATAGTTGAAAATCCATTAAATGACAAAGCAACAGAGTTAGGTTTCAAAGTCCCTGCGAAAACTTGGATGCAAGGAACATACATTTCAAACGATGAGGTTTGGGCAAAAATTAAAGACGGAACTTATAAAGGTATATCTGTTGAAGCGGATATGAACCACGAATTAACACAATTAAATAAATCAGAAATGAGTAATACCAATGTAAAGTTAGATGCTATTCTAACGAAACTCGGTGAAATGATTCCGAGCAAAAAAACTGAATTGGCATCTATGGATGTTGGTGACGGAGTAATGATATACGCTGAATCTTTTGAGGAAGGTGCTAAAGTTTATGCTGACGAAGCGATGACTGTTCCTGCTGAAGGTTCTTTTGAAGTAGATGGAATGACCATCACTATTGAAGGCGGTGTTTTAGTATCTATGACTGAGGCAGCTGAATTAAAAGAAGAAGATAAGGAGGAAATGATGGAAGAAGAAGTTGTTGAAGAAGTGAAAGAAGTAGCCAAAGAAGACGTAAGCGTTTTAATTGACACTTTAGTTGATGCAGTTGCTGCACAAGTTGAAGCTGCTGAATCAATGAAGAAGGAAAACGAAGAGATGAAATCTGAGTTAGCTTCAGTAAAAGAAACACTTTCAAGTCTTGCAAAAGCAACAAACTTGAACACAGAAAAATTATCAAAGGTGTCAAATGAAGCACCAAAATCAATCACTAAACTCAGCAACGAAAGCGGAAGTTCAGTTGCAAATTATTTACAAAACAGATTAAATTACTAAAAAATGGCAGTAACTATCACACAGGCTTCCGACTCAATTAGTAGAGTAGAGGAAGTATTTTTGGAAGCAGTATTACAAGCAGCATCTTTTGATGCCGGATTTGGAATTAAGCAAGTACAAGGCACAAGAGATAAGTTCTCAATGTGGGAAATGACAACAGGAACGGACATCGTTCAAGCATATGCAGCAGCACCTTCAGAAGCAGGTACGGCAGCAATCAGCGATACGGAGTTTACAATTGACAAAAAGTCAAGCAACCTACCATTACCTTACGATTTGTTCAAGAATACAGAGTGGAAAGAGGCAGTAGCTAACATTCACGCAATGGGTATTCCTGAAGAATTGAAAGTAGCAATGGTTTCAAACATTTCTGAGAAAGCGTTGAAGGTTGTAGAGAATGAACTTTGGAGTTCTAACGCAGGAGCAACAGGTGACCCAACAGCAACTATTGACGGTTTCTGTAAATTGATTAATGACAAGCTAACCGCTGCATCATTAACAGGTCAAATTCTTTCAGGTGCTGCTTCATTAATTGATCCAACAACAATTCAAGCAAGATTAAACGCAATGGTTGATGTTATCCCAACGGCTTTATTGAACGAGCAAGCGGATGTATTCTTCCACGTTTCTCCTGCTACGGCTTGGGCTTATAGAAGAAGTTTACAGACTCAAAATATGGCAGTTCTTTCTTCTGAGCCTACAAACTTCGGAGGATTTGGAATCAAGGTTGTACCTAACTTGAACTCAAGATGGGCGGTACTTGGTAAGACTTCAAACTTAGGAATAGGATTACCATCTGCACCAAATGATATTATTTCATTAGACGTAATTGACCAAAGAGATAACTTGAAAAATCAAGCTAACATCTTCGGTAACTTCGGATACGGAGCAGGAGCAGTAACGACTGATTGGGTTACTTACGAGGACACAACAGCATAATTTATATTTTTGGGGAGTGATTAAGTTCGCTCCCCTTCATTACTAAAAAACAAAAATATGTCTTGTACATTAACATTATCGGCTTATAAAAGAGGTTGTGCAACTCCTTCAGGAATTGACTCAATTTACCTTATAGACCACGAAGCACGAAAGAGTTCAGAGGTTGTTTTTAGTATTACGGCAGGAGCGTTAACAATTACAAACGCAGGTAGTTCAGTCCCTGCCTATCACGTTGAGCCTGTCTTTAATACATCAACAGTAACTACTCCAATCACTTCAGATGCTACTTCTAACGCATTCAAATACGACAGAAACTTAGAATTTAAGTTAGATGGCTATGATGCTGCAATTTCAACATTAACTGAAAACTTGGTTAAAGGTAGAACAGAAGTTTTGATAAAATGGGTGAACGGAAGTTACACTTATATGGGTAACGAAAGAGGTTGTTCAGCAACAGGTTCTGATGCAGGTACTTCAGGAACTGCTTTGTCAGATGCTAAAGGTGTAACTTTGACCTTGATGGAAGAAGCAACTGCACCGATGCCAATGGTAGACTTCGCAGAGTTTACTGCTGCATTTGCAATAACCGAACCTGCTTAGTATGTATTTATTTGGGAATTATAGAGGCTCAAAATCAGATTTGATTATTGATGCCAAAACAAAAAAGACAGAAATTGTAAAGTTTCTGAAGGATAATCCTGAGTTAAAATCACGCATTACTAATGAAGAAAAGGTAATTGCTCAATACAAATTGATGGGTTTGGAATTACCAAAAGTAGAAACGAAAACCAAAAAAAGTGGTTCTAAGAAACGGTAAATACCAATACAAAAGGGTAGCATTCGAGATTACGGATGCTACCACTTTTGAAAACATCAAATGGGTTCTTGATAAGTTTCCTGAATTAGAATCAGTAATTTTACAGAATCCTAAACCAAAAAAGAAAAAGGTAAGTGATAACGATAACGAAAAACCAAGTAAGTCCGATAAAAGTAAGACTGAATCAGAGTAACGTAGTTGGTGATACAATTACTATTACGCTTGACAGTCCTTCACGGAGTCAGCTTGTTTTTTCTTCAGTTATTACGACCATAAGCGATGGGTATTATTCCTTTAATTTAGATGTAGCAGATACATCTCAATTAATAGATGATACCTATTTCTATTCCATATCGCAAGAAGATGTGGATTTAAAGAAGGGAGTAGTTAGATTCTTAGAAGATACAGATACTAATAATGCCTTTGATTATACACTTGATTTCACACTTGCGTAATGAAAATTCAATTATCTCGCTATAAAACAAATGCAATACAAGGACAAAGAAGGTTAAGCACCTACTACCCAAATGCGTTTGATAACCTGTTCTCTAACTACTTAAATTCACTTTACAACAACAGTCCAACGCATCAATGCATAGTTGACGATCTTGCTCAACAAATTGTTGGGTTAGGGTTAACCTGTGACGATAAACAAAAGAATGCAAAATTGCAAGAGTTTTTTAAGAAGAAAAACTTGCTTTCAATTGCTTCAGGTTTATTAGTTCAGGAAAGCATCAGCTTAGAAATTCGCAGAAATCCATTAATGGAGATCAAAGCGGTTGAGAATATCAATGTTGCACATTTTAGAGTGGTAGAATTGCAGGATGGTTATCCTTGCAGGTTTTCTTATAAGGAAGATTGGAATCCAAAAAGTCCAATATATAACTACAAAAACACATATATAAATAGCTACAATAACGAAGAAGCAAAGTCACTTCTTTATTATTACGATTCAGGAACATTCAACACACCATACGGAAGACCTAAGTACCTTTCAGCAGCAGATGCTATTGAGTTAGAGATTGCAATCTATATGATGCACAATCACGGAGCGCAGAACGGTATGTTCCCTTCAATGATTATCAGCAAAGAAACAAGTGGAGATGCTGAAATTGACAGACAAGATTCGGTTGAAACACAACATCAAACAACAGGAGCAGCAAATGCAGGTAAAGTGATAACAACCTTTTACCGGCAAGGAGGTAATGCACCAACATTCTCAACGCCTAATTTAACAGGCATTGACAAGATTTATGAGAACCAATATGAAACTGCTGAGATAGGAATTTTAAAAGCACATAGAATACCATCAGCAAACTTGATTAGCGGATTAAACTCTAAAGGTTCAGGGTTCACAAGCGAAACTGAAGAACTTGCATTTG